CGCTTCAAATCAGCGATTTCTTGAGTTTTTGAGGTTAGACCAGACTGCATCTCTCGATAAATGGCTAGGTTTTCCGGCTCAAGGTCTAGGGGGTTCCCAGACCAAAACGACCCAGAACCGTTCGCACCATCACTCGAGACATCGGTTCCCTCACCAGGAGTCGCCTCAAGGCTGTTGGTCTCAGAAGCGGCCACTTCCGAATTATCAACGTGCTCTGATGCTGCTTCCGGTGCTGGATTATCGCTGTCAAGCTCAGGGTTCACGGGTTCTCCAAAACGCGACTAAGTTGTAAGTGATTCCCGAACCAGTCGCTCAAGTTCGGGCCTTTTAGTTGTAATCGGGACCTTAATCCCGAGTTCCTTAGCCTGCTTTTTAAGTGCAGGCCAAGTCTTGGAAACAATCGTATCCACTTCTACGGTAGTTGTGTCAACTTGCTTGTCTTCAGAATCGGTTTCTTGTGCGCGGTTTTCCGTCCATCGCTTCACAATCTCGTCTTGCGTATACCGCTTGGTTCCAGCGTTGAGACCGCGCTTACCCTCTTTTACCGACTCGATAAGGCCATGCTTCTTAAGAATCCGCTTAGCCTCCGTCTTTGAAACAGTCTGACCAACTAAGTGATCCTCAGGAGCGTTCTCGGCAAACGTATACTCACCGCTATGAGTTGACTGCGTTTTGACATCCGCAACAAAGTCATGACTCATCGTGCCTCGTCGCCGGCACCTCGGGCATGTGATGTAGGTGAATCCGCGCTCCTTCTGCGCCACAAATGCGTTAACCGTAAATCCCTGCTCAGAAGCATGGGCACATCGGCAACACCTAAGCGTGTAAATAGGCATCTAACTTTCCTTCCTAAAACTGCGGTACGCCAGGAGGCGCCCCAAAACCTTCGCGCCCAGCTGCAGGAATCGTTAACGACTCCCCACTTACTGGATTAACTGCAGCGCCCATACCAATCGACTCTTCTGGCAAAGGTCCGCCGCCTTCCTGTGCAGGGGGCGCTGTGCCAGCCTGGCCCGCCGCCTGCCCAAAGAGCTGAGCAAAGCTATCCCTGATTTCGGGGCTGTCCTGTTCCCAGAGCTCAAGAGCCTTTGTGTAGAAGGCCGCAATCGCATCCGGCGGAACCTGCGCTGCAGCAAGGGATTGAGCTGACATACCCAAGGCATTCATGAACCCAATGTATGACTGGCGCTCCGCCTCTGGACCAACGGGCTTCATGCTTCCAGCATGTACGCCTACGTCAAACTCCCCCCTGATGTCGTTCCTAGAGTATGAGACGGGCTCGTCCTGCCCGGTGATCTGAACCCACCTATCAGCGTCATAAAACTGCTGCATGACCTGAAGGGTCTTTCTCGCAATAGTCTGAACAAACTTCTCAAATACGCGAAGCTTTGTTTCAGAGCGCCCTGAGTGCATCGCAGCTCTATAAGACACCTCTGTTGCAGACTTTGCTGAGCTCCGACCGCCGCGAAGAGCCTCGTCGCCCGCTCCCACCTCGTTCATAAAGGAGCGAATAAGGTTCATCGTCCCAACAAACTCTTGAGGGAACGCAGGCATTACTAGGTTTCTAACGTCAGCTGCAACGTTCTTGCTCTTGGCCGCAACCATCTGCGGCTGATTCGACGCAAGAGCTGCCTTTGCGTTCTTGTCGAAGATGCCGTCCTTGTAGACAGTTTTAAGTGCCATAGAGGCCTCAAGCCCACTAACAGCGCCGTCCATCAGCCGCTGAACCTTTTCAGATAAAGGAAGAATCTTTTGCGCGAGCGAGATGCCGTAAAACTGATCGTTCACTTTATCGAAGCGAAGGTCGACAAACGGGTAGCCTTCCATGTCAAGCGGGCTAAGCGCATGCTTCAAGATAGTAACGTCATCGCCGCCATCTCCCTGTCGGCAAGCCCACAAGACACGCATCTCCTTTACGCGCCTACGCTTTCGACGACCGCTCGAGCGAACAACTCGGTTCGCCCAGGCGTGATACCAGACCTCGTAAACCTCTATGTGCTCGGCTTGTTCACGCCGCCATACATTTCCAACGCCTGACTCATTCAACTCGTCGAGAGACTTAACCTTGTCAGCAACAAGGTCCTTGGTGTTTGCGAAACGACTGTCGTTCTTGACCTCGTCTACGTGGATAAGGTGCCGAATGGCAACCCATGGCATCCGGCCAATCTCGTCATATCCAGGTGGAAATACAAAGTTAAACGGGCTCACTCGTAGAAGCGTGGCATGAGCTGCCGGTCTATCTGCCGGAATGCCCATCTCCTCAAGACGGTCGCGCACTGTCTGCATTCCGTCGTCGTCGTCAAAAGTGTCGTCCTCGTCTAGGTCCCGGTCATAGTCCTCTACAGGAACAAAAATGCCAGCTGGTTGGTAAGTGATTCTTCCGATTCCAGCAGAGAGGATCAGAGCGTCGTCGAGAACCTTTCGACACTCCTCATTAAAGCCACCCTCTACCCATTCATACGCAAGCGCAGATTCCGCAACCTTAGACTTTGCCTTTGCCTCTCCAGAGTCCGATGGCCTTCGCGGCCTTGCATAGATTGCAGGGTCATTGTGAAAGATGTGCGGCTTAATCCCCTCAATAGAGGAGGAAACTAAGGCCATTCCGCGACCACCATCCTCTTTCTCTACTCCCAATCGATAGGCATCCATTAGATTTCGCCAGTCGTCGAAGTGCGCTTTTCTAATCGTGGACTCTGCCACGAGCACCTTGTCGAGAAGCTCCGATGCAGCCTCTTGCTTTATAGAAATCTTGGTCGGGTCGAACTTAGCCATCACACCCACTTAGATCCAAGGCCACTCTTCTTGATTGGCCGGTAGTCATCATCTTCGCTCCAGGCGGTCCAGCTAGGAGGAGGAAGGTCTCTCTCCCTCGGGTCCTTCCTGTTGCTTGAACCAACCTCCAGATCACATACGGTTTGCGCCTGCAGCCAGGCCATAACTAAGTCGTCATGCTCCCCAGGAGGGGCGCCAACCTTAACCCGTTTATACATCTCATCGCCAGAAACTAAAGCAACAGATCCAGCAGATCGCTTGGTCAGTTCCATGAACATTCGCATTTCCTTGACCAAGCGTTGGCTTCTAATGACTGGCATCCTTGAGCGAATAATGTCTATTCCTACATGAACCATGATGGGCTTTGTAGCAATTGTTGTCGCCCAACCAAACCTAGCCTCAAAGTTTACTGACTCAACCTGCTCTCGTTGGTACAGATTCCAGTACTCAGTCTGCATGATGCCAAGAGAAACTGCATGACCAACGCCGTTAATCTCCCAAGAAAGCAGCGCATCATTGTAGTGCCTACACAAAAGCACAGCCTTTTCCGAAGTCTGCAGAGCCTCTGTCTTTCCCTGATACTCCGCAACCTGCTCCCTCGTATCAGCGCGCACTACTTGGATAGCAGTCCAGTCCCCGGTAGACCTTCCCGACGCAGGGTCTACAGCAACGACATACTTCACCCCGTCTTCGGGCCATTCCCAAACCCATAGAGAGTCGCTCTTTGCGCTCCCGTGACCGGACAACTCCGGAGACATGAAGGAGGCTAGGCCAATCCTTGAGCTAGAGTCCTCTTGCCCTGAAACGTCGACAATATCGCCAACGAATCTTGGCTTCTTTACAAAGCCATGCTCGATTGCAGCCAGGTCTGGCTCCTCAAAAACACGGCTTGCCGAGAACGCAAAGGCCTCTTCTGGCTTACCTGGATACTCCTGCTTAAACAGGTCCCAGTTACCCTGACACTTATCCATCCAGGTTCGGTATGCCCAATACGCCTGCTCCGGGTGCAGGTCGTAGGCTTGAATCATCGAAAGCAGTTCGTCGTCAAACCTGCCTATCAAGTCACTGAAGGTAACTCCGTCTGGAATCTCCCTGATGTAGTTCGGCATTGCATGCCACGGATAGAAAATGGCCTCCCACTCGCTGTCGATAGGGTTGCCCTTGCTGTCCTCTTTATTCCAAGCCTTCCAGAACTCTTTATAGAAATATCCGCCGGCTCCGTTCGCCGTAGACTCGAGCACTACCAGTGTCTCTGGGTCGTCAGACAGGGTCTGCATAAGACCAAGCATGAATGTTGCTGGATCTCCCCAAAAGGCGATCTCAGACCCGTGGAAGTAGTGGATCTCAAAGCCTCGAGTCGAGTGGACTGCGTCTGCAACAGACACCTCGAACCTGGAGTTAAGCCCCGCTGTTTCGTCTAGCGGGTGAGTCATCCAGAGCTCGTTATCGTTGTTTCGCCTCAACTCTGGGCGAAGGTCTAGTGGCTTGTTGTTGTGTAAGTCCGCAGCCTCTTTGGATGACTCTGCCTTGTGAACCTTTCCAGGATCGTCTGTAGACGTGCCATTGGGCAGGTTGTCGTACATCTTCTTAGCCATCATGAAGATGTTATTGGTAGTGATTCTATCTACCGCTGTTACAAACG